AATTGGACAACAAGTGGTGTGTATAATCTACATGATCAATTCTTTCATAAAATAAATGGAGATTGGGGATAATGCCTAGATTAATAGGAAAAAACTTTACAATTACACCTAAAATAACGACCTTTACTTCTAATGGAACTTTTACAGCCGATCCTAGGTCAACCGAATGTCATTTACTAGTAGTCGCTGGTGGTGGTGGTGCTAGTCATGGTGGCGGAGGAGGAGGTGGATATAGAGAATTTCCGTCTCACCCACTTCCAAGTTCTCCTGTTCCAGTAACTGTTGGAGCAGGTGGAGCAGGAGCTCCGAGTGCAAATGTCAGAGGTTCTTCTGGTTCTAATTCAGTTTTTGGTTCTTCTACCCCTATTACATCATCTGGTGGTGGAGGAGCTGGTGGTCTAGGCGTTGGAGGAGATAGCGAAGCACATAGTGGAGGTTCCGGTGGGGGTTCAGGTGGTAATCACCCGTCGCATCCCGGTGGTGGAACAGGTAATTATGGCAGTTATTCTCCAGCTGAAGGACATGATGGAGGCCATGGAAGATACAATGGTAGTAGTTATTACGCTTCTGGTGGTGGTGGTGGAGCCGGTGGAATCGGTGGTAATGAAACTCCAGATGGACTTGGTAACGATTGGAACGCTGTAGCTGGTCAAGGGGGATTAGCTAAAATGTCCACTATTTCAGGTTCAAAAGTTTTTTATGCTGGTGGCGGTGGAGGTGCTTATAGATTTACACATAAACTGTCTCCTGATGAAGCAAAAATTAATGCCGGTCCAGAAGGAGGCCATATTTTAGGAGGAGGAAGTAGATTTCCTGCTCAAAAAGGTGGTGCTGGTAATGGGAATTATCAGGGTGCACCTTCTCCAACTTTAGGAACTGGAGTTGCTAACACAGGTGGTGGAGGTGGAGGAATTTGTTATACTCAATACAATCCTAGTTTTCCAACTTCTAGTGGTGTAAGTGCTGCAGGTGGATCAGGTGTAGTTATTGTTAGTGAACCGAATGTTAATGCTGCTGGAGCTTGGGATTTAAGAGAAGTATATCATAAAAGGGTTACGGGTGGATGGCTAAAGAATTAAATGAATTTAGAAAATTATTATTGGTATTTTGAATCTGCTATTCCTTCAAGTATTTGTGATGAAATAGTTAAAACAGGAGAATCCTTTTCTAAAGAAAAAGGGTTGACAGGAGGAGAACTTGGTAGGGAGCCTCCTTCCGAAGAAGAATTAAAAAATATACAGAAAAAGAGAAAGTCAGATGTTGTGTGGCTTTCAGGATATTGGTTATATAGAGAAATACAACCTTTTATTCAAATAGCAAATGAAAAAGCTAATTGGAATTTTCAATGGGATTGGTCAGAAGCGTGTCAATATACTGAATATAAAGAAGGACAGTTTTATGATTGGCATTCAGACAGTAATCCTAAACCTTATGATAGACCTGATGATTTAAATATGCATGGTAAAATAAGAAAGTTATCTATGACTCTTTGTTTAAGTGATCCAGAAGATTACGAAGGTGGAGAGTTAGAGTTTGCTTTTCACGATCAAGATGGAGATAAACAGCCTAAAATTTGTGAAGAAATAAGATCGAAAGGTAGTTTAATTATATTTCCAAGTTTTGTTTGGCATAGGGTTAAACCTGTAACTAGAGGAATTAGACATTCTTTAGTGTGTTGGAGTGTAGGACAACCTTATGTATAAAGTTATTAAAAGAGCAATATCAAAAGAACTTGCAGAATTTTGTTATGATTATTTTTTAAATAAACGAAAAGTAGCAAGAATTTTTTATGATAGTCAATATATTTCCCAATTTAATCTAGATTGGGGTCAATGGAATGATGATCAAATACCAGAAACATATAGTCATTATGGCGATTTAGTCATGGAAACTCTACTACAGAAACTTAAATATAGAGTAGAAATAGAAACAAAATTAACATTAAATGAAACATACTCATATGCAAGAATTTATAAGAAAGGAGATGTTTTAAAAAGACACAAAGACCGATATAGTTGTGAAGTATCTACAACATTAAATTTAGGTGGAGATAAGTGGCCTATCTTTTTAGAACCTTCAGGAAAAGAAGGAGAAAAAGGAACAAGTATATTATTAGGTCAGGGAGATATGTTAATATATCAAGGTTGTGAATTAGAACATTGGCGAGAAGCGTTTAAAGGTGAGAATTGTGCACAAGTGTTTTTACATTATAACGACGCGTCAAAAGAAGAAGCTAAAGAAAATAAATTCGATAGAAGGCCTTTTTTAGGACTACCACCTTGGTTTAAAGACTATAAACTTCATAAATAGTAGTAAGAGCGGAGTAAAATTATGGCAACAAATGTACACTTTAGTCAACAAGTCCAAACAGAACAAAATCTTGTAGAAGATTTAGTTGTTGAATCCTTACGCATGTATGGACATAATTGTTATTATCTCCCTAGGAAAATAGTAAATGAAGATACAATTTTAGGAGATGCGGCTAACTCTAGTTTTGAAGATGCATATGAAGTAGAAATGTATCTTGAAAATGTAGAAGGTTTTGAAGGTGAAGGAGATTTGTATTCCAAGTTTGGAGTAGAAATTCGAGATAGTGCTACTTTTGTTATCTCAAGGAGAAGTTGGGAACGATTTGTTTCATTAGACGCTAATCTTGCAACAGGATTAAGGCCTAATGAAGGTGATCTTATCTACTTTCCATTATCAAAAAGTCTATTTGAGATAAAATTCGTAGAACACGAAAATCCATTTTATCAAATGAATAAATTATTTGTTTTTAAAATGTCTTGTGACTTATTTGAATACTCTGGTGAAGATTTCGATACAGAAATTCCAGCTCTTGATACTGATTTAGAATTAGCACAAGGTCAAGCTATCGAAATGACATTAGCAGATACTCCAACATTGAGAGACTTTGTTCCTGGAGAAGCAGTTTCTCAAATGGTATATCCTGGTATTGTTATATCAGGTGTTGTTTCAGCTTGGAGTGAAGATACAAATAAACTTACAGTATCTTCTATTAAAACTACAGATACAGGTAACACATATACTACTTTCTTAACGACAGACATAAGTGAAGGAGTCATTGAAATGGAAGCTTCTTCTGAAGGAGATAAAATTATCTTGTCTGGTACAGGACAAGAAGGATACTTTATTGATTTCGAATCAGGAACTTCAGCTGTGACATTCCCTTCATACATTACTGATGGAAGTACAGGAACAGATACTATTGATTTAGAAACTGGAACTGTAGCTGATTCTATTGCATTAGAATCTGGACTTGAATCTACTGAATATGATCATATAGTTTTAGAAGATAGTCTAGTGTCTAGAAGAACTATTAATTCTATCGCTGCTGAACAAACATTACCAACGGATCCAGGAGCATTTAATGTTGATTTAGAAACAGATGCAGATGGAATCATAGATTTTTCTGAAGGTAATCCATTTGGAGAAGCTACATAATGTTTGGACCACATTTTTATCACGAAACAATTAAACGCAGTGTATCAGTTTTTGGTACATTGTTTAATAATATTGATATTAAGAGAGCTGATGGAACTCTTATTAAAGTCCCATTAGCATATGGACCTAGAGCTAAATGGATAGCTAGATTACAACAACAAGCTGATTTAGATACAACAAGAACAGCAATTTCACTTCCTAGAATGGGTTTTGAATTATCTTCAATAGAGTATGATTCTACTAGAAAATTAACTAAAAGAACTCAATTAAAGAAAGCATTAGCTAGTAATCCAAACAATATGCAGTATCAATATGCTCCAGCACCATATAATTTAGGATTTGATTTGAGTGTATTAGTAAAAAATACAGATGATGGATTACAGATTATAGAACAAATTATGCCATACTTTACACCTGATTATACAGTTACGATTAATACAATACCAGATATGGCTGATAAAAGAGATATTCCGATAACATTAACAAGTGTATCTCAAACTGATGAATATGAAGGTGATTTTACAACAAGACAAGTATTAAGATATGATTTATCTTTTGTTATGAAAAATTACATCTATGGTCCTGTTAGAGATTCAGATATTATTAGAACAGTTAAAGCTAGAACTTATATCGAACAGGGTTCAGGTGAAATATCAAATACAGATACAGCAGGAAAAGTTGTTGAACAAATTGTCATGCCAAACCCTAGTGATGCAGACCCAGATTCTACATTTACATATAATGAAACAACAGATTTCTTTGAACAACCTACTGATACTTATTCAGACGATAAATCCAGCGATCCAAAATAATCATAAATACTTATTATGAGTAAAGTAGATCAAAAATTAGATGAACTTCTTGATATTCAGGGAGAAATTATTGAAGTAGAGAAAAATCTTCCTACTTTAGCTAAATCTAACCATTCTAAACAAGAAGTAGAAAATTCAGACTACAAG